TTTCCCAATTATTGGATGTGCGCCTATTTTTTTAATCTCGTCTGAAATAGCAAAATCTTTAAGGTCACTATAAATGGGGGCTGCGTTAATCCCTTGCGTGGCCGCCTCTTCCATTAGTGCAAACTGTTTTGCATCTTCTTTCCCTAATGTCTTCTTGTACTCTAGGCTGGCCTTGTAATCTGCCACTAGTATTTGTTTTTCAGCCTCGGCTTTGGCTTTTTCTTTGGCGTATTTTATTTTTTCCACGGGATCTGCCAATCTTTCACGCTCTTTAGCAGCTCGTATACGTTCATCTAAAGAATCTTTTTTCAAATCATAATCAAGCTTGCGCATTTCTGGAGTAATACCACTAGTACTTGCCTTAGGATGCTCAGCCTTATATTCTTCTTTTTTCTTAAACTGATTAAACTCACGCTCTGATTTTTGTTCTGGCGTCTCAGTTAATGGGTCATATCCAAATTGCTTTTTAAACATTGCCCTAAGCAAAGGATTATCGCGCAATTGCGCCATCTTTTCAGGTGATAAACCACCGCTCTGTGACTCCTGTTTTTCTGCTAAACCAGCCATTAGTTCCTCTTGACTTGGCGGTCTTTGCTGCCCAATCTCTGGTATGGGTCCTTGCTCTTGAAACTGAGGCACAAGCGGTATAGATGACTCTTGATTACCCATATTAGGTATAGAAGGCATATAAGAATCTTGATTACCAACACTCGGTATCGATGGTATATAAGACTCTCCTCCAGTAGCTGTGTTCTGTGAACCCTGCTGCCCACCCATATTAGGGATAGACGGCATGTAAGACTCATAAACTGGCGGCTGTTGCTGTCCACCACCCTGTGGATTGCCATTTAAAAATGCTTGAAGCATAGCTCTATCTTGCTGCTCTTGCTCCCACTTTTGACGAGCGCGGCCTTCTTGTGCTTGTTGTAATCCAAAATTGTCTTTATGGATACGCATAGCTTGCTCAAGCTCTTGCGGCTTAAATCTCTGCTGCATAAGAGTTTGTAGCATAGGAGACATTCTACTTTCTATATCTCCAGCCTCACCTGGTTTATACAAAGGTATATTAAGAGCCATTTTAATAACTCCCATATTGAGGTGTTGGTTGCAACATGCCCCGTCCGTAGCCACCTTGGCCCATTCCACCAGTTAAATAACTACCGCCCAAGTTTCCTATCATAGATCCAAATTGACCTATTCTATTGGCTCCAGCTTGGCTACCACCTATTCCAAGATTAGCTTGGTCTTGCGCTCCTTGAATAGATTGCTGCCCCATTTGACCGGCTGTTTGCGCACCAGTGTTATACATGCCCTGACCTATGCCAACGCCTGTTTTATACTTATTCATCAAGTCATCAAGATACTGCTGCCTATCTTTATTCATGATGTTATGAGCACCAGATTGGATTGATTGCAACGCCGATGAACTACCCATCAATCCCATGGAACTGGCAGCACCTAAGCCCTGTTCTTGTGCTTGCGCCATGTCTTGCTTTGCAGCTTCGGACGTTTCATAGCTTTTGTTCCACTCGTCTTGCAAACCTTGTGGGTTCATTAGCTTATTAAGCTGCTCCGATAAAGTGCCACCTGCAGACGTACCATAATCAGCGTATGGTTGCTGTTGACCTTGCGCTGTATCATATCCTTGCTGGACAGTTCCTTGTGCGTTTTTATATGCTCGCCCAGGGTGCAACCAATCACTTAACATACTCATATTCTTATACTCCTTTTAAGGCCACGCAGCCGTGGTAAACTGGCGCATCGCCCCGTTTTCTCGTCCTACATATACGTCATTTGTGGTGTCATACAACAGCACCCCGTCCTCTAAGTTGCTGGCTAAAGCTGTTATTTCGGCCGCTGTGAATGACTGCGCAATAGTATTTAATGATACTTCAATCTCATTGATAGTCGTATTTAAAGAATCAACTAATGTTAATAACCATCTTTGTATATCACCATCAAGATTGCTATCACCATAAATGGGGACATTATTTGTCCGCTCCAATTCAACAGCCATTAATTAGCCCCTCCAGATGCGCGCCTAACATTTTGAACGGCCCCTAACAGAACCATGGGAGACGGACTCACACATACCAGCTTGTAGCATCTGTTTCGAGATGGGCCTAGTTGATACCATCTCATGCGGTAACGATATACGCCAATCCGGCTAAACTCTCTAACGTCTGCACTTGTAAAGGTTACTCCGCCATCATCAGACCAGTATAACTCCACATGCGGTTTAAATAATTTATCGTAATGATCTGAACCGATAATAGGAGTATTTGTACCTTCTTCGATAATAAAGTCACCGTCTTCTGTTAATAGATAGATTGGCTCCCCGTCTTCGGTCGCCTCTTCATCTATAATATATACTGTGTTTTCAAATGGCATCGTGCCCCTATAAAATGCATCCTCACCAAACACGAAATCTATTTCCACATAATCAGTAATAAACTCCGAATAATCAGCTTGCGAATAAATCTGCGTAATCGCTTCGTATCGCATCGGATAGGGTATGAACGCATCCGCAGCTTGCGGATCGTCTTGCGAGGGATTTTGTAACTCATTAATATAGATATTGCCACCAGCTTCATAAACCACACTTTGGTCGCTTACAGTTACTAAATGCTTATTGTTAAAAAACACATGCTTTTGTATGCGTGAACGCTCACCATTTAGCTCAATACATCTATGCCAAGAGTTAGTATTAAAATTATACTCTAAGCTATTAGCAGAATTTGTTATATCTAAATCACCATAATCTAAAAAATTACCAGCACTTACACGATAAAAAATAGTGTTTTCGTATTGATACATAAACCCGTTAGCTTTCAATGTTAAGAACGGATTTAATCCCTCTAATTCGTTAGCTGTACGCTGTATAAGGGTGTTTACAGCTTGGGTGGATATGATGGTAGGCTTGCCACCATCCGAGGTCATGAACGCTACAAGACCATTTCTGTTTCTCCCAAGCCATGTCATGCGCCCGAAATCCACATCTAAAGTCAAAGCATCAGCCATGCCATAATCAAAGTTATAACTAGTATTTAGCTTGAATGGAAACGTTGTCTTTGTCGTTCCATCATCAAATACACTGGGAATATTCATCCATATATCACAACTAAAGTCGTTAAATATATATAGTTGATTATGCAGTGTGGTTATCTGTTGTATCTGTCCAGATGCGTAGTTAAATACAGGGGATGAACCTACCGGCTGAAAGCATGTCAGAGCGGTTGTAGCATCAAAACCGCTGCCACCTAGATTAATAGTAGACAAATACCACTGGCTGCTCTCATCGTTTGACACTACAAACCTATTTCCAAAAGCCGCTACATATTTAGGACTTTGGGGTGCCTGGGTATCTGTTACAGTAATCATCTGATTGGTGTTCTCATTAATAACAAACAACTTTCTTTCAACACTATCAGCCAACATTACATAAACATTATCAGCAAATACCAAGTAATCTGCAAAAATTTCCCCTGAAGAACGATTGAAATCAGAGTTATTTAACTGTGCTACATTGAAGTTTTTATCAACCCTATTTACTACAGAACCAACAACAATATACACAAAGTCAATACTTCGAAATATTGCCCGTGGCTCAGCCTCAAAAATTAACTTGTTTTCGTTAGCAACCGTAATATGCTTCCTGCCAATAACAGGATATGCCGCCGTAGAACGCTTACCCGTTGGGTCTTCAACCTGAGACCAGTTAGCAGAATTTTCTGGGCTAAACTGCTTAAACCTTTGCTCATTAAACTTTGTTACGATTGGCAGTTGTTCAACTGGCATATTATTTGTCCTATATTCCCGAAATTACACGCCATGCCGCGGCCGGGGTTACTGACGTATTATCACTGACAACAGATAAATCAATTGGGCTAGCTGCGATCATATCTTGATATGCCTCTTTGTACATAGCTTCAAGCTTCGGTGTCCATGCTTCGCTTCTACCTTTGTAGTCTGCTAAGTCTCTAGCTAAAGCTCTTTTAAGATATCTTTTGTAATAAGCTGGTAAAGATTCAACTGTATCTGTTGCTGTTAATGTTGCAACTTCAAATTTAGCTCTAATATATAATGTAAATTCTTGTGATGGAGCAGGATATATTCTTAAGTATGAAATATTAGTTTCTTGCCTAACTACTACATATCTTGGCAATCCCTCTAGTGGATTATATTTCCATGAAGCATTAAATTCGTTTTCGCTAATTGGAATAAGTGGGTAGGTTACACCTTCCAGTATCAGCCATGACTCCATTAACTCGGATAGCCTGCCTTCTGTAATATCTGGTGTTGGCACAAAATCAGGTGAGCCTATAGATAGCTCTGCCGTACCCGTTGTGATTGTTTCGTTAATTGTTCTTGCCACTGTTAATAGCTGACCCGTTGCGCTATAGGCTTCCAGTAATTCATTAAGAAACTGCACGCCCTTGGATAAGTCATTGCCATGCAATGGAACTGTTGGGGTACTTGCGCTTATTAATTGATAAGAATCATTTACGAACTCTTTTACGCTTTGGCTGGGTAGTGTCATCTTTCACCTCTTCAACTATCGGTTCATTAATCGGTTCATTAACAGGAGGGTCATCAAACCAAACGCCGGAGGCTATATATGCGATATAATCATCATAGCTATTCGCTATAGTTTTAATATCTTTCCCATACACATAAGCTCTAAAATGTGCTTTGTTAACCCATCTACCACAGTAAAGGAATTGCCCCTCGTGTTCTGAGGGGCTTAGCTTATTAAGAGCGGACACGAACTGCAAACTCAGGATTGATTGACACGCCACCAAGCATATCTAATCTATCTAGCTGTTTGTAGTTGTATATATCAGCACCTAACGTATGAGTGATAGCCATCTTATATTTTTCACTATAAGAAGTAGTTGCTTCAACACCACCAACTAGCTCTTTAATTGCAGGAGCTGCGAAAACTATCGCTTGTTTGTGAAAAGCTATTGATACGTTATGGTCTTCAGCTAATAATACTTGAGCGCCATTTGGAATAGCAGCACTTATATTTTGTCTTGCACCAGAAACTATAATCTCTGGACTAATCGGAACCGTTGCTGCACCAGCACCATTTGATGTTACATCAGATGTCACAACGAATTGAGCTGATTGAGATAGTTTAGAGCCTTGAATTAATGGGTTGACCATGAATACGCCGGCAGCTTCATCAATCTCGATGCTATCACCTTCTTTAAACACAACTGTAGAAGCTTGCAGCCCTGTTAATGACAATGAGCTACCACTTGCAACAGGCCCAGAAACTATCCCGCCAAGCTTAAAGCCTGTAGGAGGTGAGCCACCAGCTTCACCAGCGCCAGCAATTTGACGAGTCAAGAAGTTAGTTTTGAAGAAGTCAAAGCCAGATAAGTGACCGATAAAACCATCCATCAATGCGCCACGGTTAACAGTCATATTAAACACGTTTTTCAAATCATCACTTAGTGCTGCTGAAATGAACGGGTCATTAGCAAAGTATCTATTGCCGTCTTCTGGTATTGCAAGAGCTGTCATATAAGCATCGGTATCAGCTACAGTTCTGAAAGTAATTGGAACTCCCGGAGTACCAGTTGCTTGATAAACTTGTTTTTGTAGATGTTCAGTTGCAATGTATTTTTCAACATCGTTAGCCATGACTTTAGCACGAGGCTTAAGCATTTCATCTAGATACGGTTCATCAGTAGCACGGTCAAACGTTAATTCCATGCCTGTGAATGACACCATTGTATGAAACTGAGTATCGATTGAAAGTGGGCGGATAACTTGAATTTGAGCCTGAGGCACTGCAGTTGCACCGCGTTCAGATAGATATCTTTGCTCTAGTCTATAGTTGATTGTTTGACCAGTTGCAAAGCGTAGGTTTTTGAAATCGTCTTCGATACTTCTATCGGCTACTTTAGCGAAATTCAGATAGTTGACAAAGCGGATCATCCACTCGTCTAAGACGTATTGTGTTGTATTAAATACATTAACAGCCATTTGTGTACTCCTTAATTGAACAATAAAATAATTAAATAACTTACTTTTCTTGTCCAAGCGGAGACGTTACACACTTGTATTTTTGTAGCTGACGGCTGCTACACTTCTGCCTGTCAGCTACAATTTTAGACTACATATAGCTAAGACGTCAACTTACTTTCTCAAATGCTTATTAGCATACTGCGCAATCCTATCATCTATACTACGCAAACCCGTATTTCCTGAGCTATCACCTTTAGTACGTGTTGCAGGCTTTGGAGCACTACTTTTAGCGGTTCGCTCTTTCTTCATGCGCTCATCAAGCCTACCCATTTCCATCATTTTGGCGTAGGGGTCTTGAATTTGTGATATCCGCTTAAGCTCGGCAGGCTGTTTTTTAGATGCCGCATAGATGAAAGCTGCTGGGTCTTTCATACCACGCGTAGCTACAAACATAGTATCATCGATTGGAGCACTTCCAACAACCTCGTTGAAGTCTTTGTACTTGCTCATGCCACTATTGAACTTAGATTCAAACTCGACTTGTTTTTCTTGCTCTGCTGCTCGCCACGCTTGTTCTTTTTGCTGCTGCTGTTTCTGTTGTTCTTTCTGCTCACGCTTGCTTGCCCAGCCGTCCATAAATCCTTCAAGCTGCTGTTCCCATGACTGAGAGCTATCAGCGTCATACTCAAAATCCTTGGATTGAGGTTTGGTTGCTGGCTCTGGCTCTTCCGCGTGCTTACCACGACTTAGCCTATCCCGAATCATAGCTTGCACTTGTTCCTCAGTGTATGTTTTGGCTGACTTTTTTTCAGTTTTTACAACTTCGTTGCCGTACTCGTCCGACTCATCTTCATCGTTGCTTTCTTCAGATTCATTAAGCTCTGGATCAATATGCTCTGGTTCTTTGCTTTCAGGCTCAGGAGCTGGTTTATCTTGCGATTCTAAATCAGGCGCATTGGTTGGTGATTCATTCATCTTTTCATCTATACTATTCATATTCCACCTTTTTATTGT